ACCGGCACCCACTCGATCAGGCCGCGAACGCCGCCTTTCTCTTTCCACAGGTCAAACGTGTCGATTGGGATTAGCTTGTTCTCGTTCCCCGGCGCGAACACAAGCTGAAGCTCTCGGTTGGCTTCACCGGCATACACACCCACCATCCGCAGCGCATCTTGCAGCTTGCCAATGCGGGCCGTCAATTCGTCCAGTTCCTCGGCTTGGTCCTGATACTGGACGTAATCGGCAACCGGGATCGTGCTGTCATTCGCCGTCGTGGCATTAAGCGGAGGCGGGCAGGGGAAGAAGTTCGTAAGCCCCAGCGGGTCTTCACGCTTGTCCAGCACACCGCCCGTGTAGCCCTTGCAGACCCAATAGGCCATCTTGGTGGGCTTGTCCCAAATCTCATAGACCTCGCCCGTTTGGCTGGACTGCTTTTGAGCATCCGAGGCCGTATCCGTGCCGGTTGAGGTCGTCGTGATCGGGACGTTCTTGGCCATGTCTTTGCCAAAACGTTCCGTCAGTTCTGCCCTTGTCATATAGACGCGCCGGGCAACCCAACGAACCTCAGCCCACTCACGCGCAGGGTTAGTCAGCCAGTCTTTCCATGAAACGTGGTCGCACTGAACTTCCTCGTAAACCACTTCCTCAGTGGCTTCCGGCGTCTCGACCTCGCCAACCTCGGTGTCGTCATCGTCCTGAACGCCTTCGCCCAGTTCGTAATCCTGCTCTGCGTTGACCTCGCGCATATGCGGGATGTATCGCACCCACACTTGGCCTCGACCTGGCAACAGATAGTCCAGAACGCACAACTTTACGCGCCCGTCGAAATCATACTGGTCTAGGCTAAAGCCAAGCGCCCGCTCCAGAACTTCAGAGGCCACTTTGCCAACCGGGTCTTCATCACGATAGCGCCGGTCAACCATCGGCACCGGCTGCTTGGCATAAATAGCAGGCTGAAGGGTCGAGACGTTAGACCACAGGATAGCAAAGCGCCGACGCTCATAGCCTACGGACGGACGGCCACCACCCCTTGCTCGGTTCTCATTCTTGAACCGCCTGACGATGATGTCGCCAGCCTTCCACCACGGCTGTAACTCGCGCTCAGACAGATTGATTTCCTCAATCCATTTGGTAACAAGGTCAATGCCGTCTTGATTTTCAGGTTCGTCGGGAAGCATAGCCCCTCGCAAGCGTTCAGGGGAACATATCGTGCGCGGGTCCGCTTGTCGATAGAACGATCATGCGCGTTCGTAACCCGTGTGCACCGGCTGGTTAGCTAACAGGTCATCCCACGTCATATCGCGAATGCCCTTGATTGGCGCATCAGCTGCCTTGGCTTCCGGCTTAATCTCACGATAGGCCATTGCAAGGTATCGGAACGCATCGGCAGCATGGCTGGTCCAATCGTGCTTAGGCCCATCACGGAACACGCGGGCCTTGTCGTCATAGTCCGCACGATACTGGCGTAAGCACTCCAGCCCGTCCTTGCACTTGTCACGGTCAAACCAGATGCGCGGGAACAGAACGCGACCGGCGTTAATACCGTCTAGCACCTTGTGGTTGGGGACCAGCTTCGGCTTGAGCTTGAGCGTCAGCATCGTCTCAATCCTGGTGCGGCCCGTGCCTAGTTCCCTGACCCTCGCGTCATGCGGCACCCAATCGGCCTCATACTTGTAAGGCTTGGCTTGCAACACCTTGGCGTAATGCTCGATGCTCTCCCCGCTGGCTTCATAGAAGTCGATGACCCTGATTTCCGACCCGTGGGCCTGCCAGAACCAGATGGCCGTGCTGTCGCCTATGCCCAAATCCCACGTCGTGTATACCGGCAGCGCAGGGTCATATGGCACGTCTGTGATCCGTCCAGCCCGCTCGCTCTCGGCCATGTCCTTACCGTAGTAAGCACCGATGATTGCCGCCTCAAACGAGCATTCAAACTCTTGTTCATACTGCTCTGGCGTCATTTCCTTTGCAGCAGCGGTCAATTCGGACTGCGGCAGGATGCCTGTCTCAGACGCTGGCAGAAAGAACGGAAACCAGTCCGGGTCCGTCTTGGCCCGCTCAAACAGGTCAAAGAACGCGTTACGTCCCTTTGGCGTTCCAATAAATGTAGCTGTGCCTTGGCGGTCAGCCAGCATCGGGCGGATGATAGAGCCAAAGATGCCGGGATACATATCAGCATATTCGTCCAGCGTGGCGTCATCCAGGTAGCCACCGCGCAGGGCATCCGGGTTGTCAGCACCGTAAATCTTGATGCGTTTGCCGCCGATTAGCTCGACATACAGTTCTGATTCGTTTGGCGGCTTGGCCCAGATCGGCTGGCTGTATCGTTTCAGATATTCCCATGCCACGTCCTTGGCCTGCTTCAGGTAAGGCGCGAGATAGGCCGCTCGATAATGGGGCTTGTCGGACACCACCGCATTGCGGATCATGTCATTGATGCAAGCCACCGTCTTACCGCAGCGCCTGTGAGCCACCCCGATGGCAAAACGTTGCGTCCGGTTGTGGAACGGCAGGAACACCCGGCGAGGGGCGTAGGGGATTACTCTGGTTTCAGCCATGTGACCGACAGAGCGCCGCCATCAGGGCCAGAGACTTCCTGTTGCAGCTTGTCGCCAAACTGTTTCGGCAGGAACTTAGACGCAAACCATTTGCGAGCATCAACCTCAATCCGACCAATAGCAGGGTCAAGGCTTCCGTCCCGCATATCCTGAATGGTCTGCTCAAGCTTCTCAATCTGGTCGAGCGCCAAACCTTCAAGCGCCCGCGCGTATTGGTCGCCCGCCGATGCTCTCAGCGCCGTCGTTCTAAACGTAGCGCGGCTAATCCCAGCCTTGTCACAAGCAGCTCTTTCGCTCATACCGCCTTCGACGTAAGACAAGACGGCCTGAACCTTGTCCATGTTACTCACGGCGCATTTGCTCAACGATTTTGTCAAGAGCTGCATTTCCTTCCTTTGTGTCTGGAAGGCCGATCATTCTCAGTGTTGCGGGCCTCAAAATGGTTTGGGCAAACTGTGCCAGCGTCATCTTAAAGCCTTTGGTTTGCGTCTAGGCTTAAGCCGTAGCGGGGCCGTAGAGCGGGATGGATAATGCCTTAAGGGTCTTAGTGGGTCAAGATGCGGTTATTCCGCCATCCATTCGCCAGACAACGCCTTGAAATCAGGCCGGTCCTTAAACGGTTCCCGCCACATAGCAGGCTCAACCCAGCACACTTTGTTATTCGGGAAAGCGCCTATCGTGCCGTCATCCATCTCCATGACGTGCAGGTGCTTGTGCTGCTCGCTCATGTCGGCCAGCGATGAGCCGGTGAAGTCGATTGAAAACCGATACCGAGCACCGCGCCGGTCTGGCAGAATCTGCGCCTTCATGCGGCGATTGAACTCAAACGCGTGAACGCCAAACTCGCTTGAGAAACAGTCCCACGGCTGGACATAGGTGTAATCGACAAGTTCACCCGGAGCGCGGGGCTTGTCGGGTATCTTCCAGCAGAAAGCCTCAATGGGGGCCAGAAACCCCGCCCCGGCTCCATACTCAGTCAGGACGCACTGGAACTGTAAGGACTGGCCTTGAACCACTCTCAGGCCGTGGATAATGCACGGGAGATACTGCCCGTGTCCGTCTTCTAGGTCGCGGGTGTATTCCTTGCGGATATAGCCGGAGAAGAAGCGGTCAAATGAGCCGATGATATACAAGGATGGTTCCTTTTTTAGGTTGAGCAGGGCGCGGCGGGTCCGGTGAAACCCGTTATTCCGCGCCCACTAGGCCCTCTAACTCCTAGCTGCTCAATGGGGTGTCCCGCGCCATAACGACTAGTGCGGCGCTAATGGCGTAGGAAATAGCGTCTGCCGTCGTGTAGCTGTAACGGTCTTTGATGCGTTGCAGATCGGCAAGCTGGCCAGCGTCTAGCACTACCTCGACACGCTTTGCTCCTGACTGGGCTTGGCGGGAACGGGCGCGTTGAATGCGGAGGGTGGCGGTCATTGCGGGCATATCTTTGCGACCACACGGCGAGCCGTCGCGTCGGAAAATGCGTCGAACTTGCCTTTAGCGTATTCACACACAAAAAACGGGCGGGCCATGCAATCGGCCCACGTTTGCGCCTTGTCGTATGCAAAGGCGAGCGTCCCAAAGGGGTGCAAGATGTAAGCGCCGGTTTCCTCGGTCATGCCGCCAGTTCCTTCATCAGGTCATCAGCCGACATATCCGCCAAGCCGTCCTCAACATTCCAAGCCTTAATCTGGGCCATGATGGCTTTGTGTTGCTT